CACCCAAATACAACAAATCTTAGCTAATACAGGTAATTTTATAAATACTTTAGCTTTGGGTGAAATACCTAAGGCTGGAACAACAATGTACATAAGATATCGTGTTGGTGGCGGTTCTGGTTCTAACGTTGGACCTAATATTTTAACCAATGTCGGTTCTTATGAAATGGTAGTTAACGGACCTAATGGTAACATTAATCAGTCTGTTAGAAACTCTTTAAGAGTTAACAATCCTATACCAGCAGTTGGTGGGGCAGAATCACCTTCTATAGATGAAATTAGAAATTTAGTTAAATATAATTTTGCCTCACAAAATAGAAGTGTTACCATAAAAGATTATGTTGCACAATTATTAAAGATGCCAGGTAAATACGGTTTAGCTTTTAGATGGAGCGTACAAGAAATCTCAAATAAAGTTGCAATAAATCTATTAGGGTTAAATTCAGATGGTACACTAAGTAATATCAGTTCATCTACACTTAAAGAAAATATCGCCACTTGGTTAGCTGATTATAGAATGATAAACGATTATGTAGAAATAAACGATGGTAAAATATTTAACTTAGGTTTAGATATAGACTTATTTGTTGATAAAACTTTTAATACTTCTGAAGTTGTTAACAATAGTATCCAAAAAGTCATTCAATATTTCGACATTAGAAATTGGAGTATGGGTCAGGATATTTATTTATCAAATTTAATTGAGAATGTTAATAATGTAGCCGGTGTTTTAAATGTGGTTAACATTAAAGTGAGTAATCTAGTAGGAGGTGACTATTCAATAAATCAATCAGCACAATCAATATTAAGTGTGGAGGATACACAAACACCAGTAATTAGAGTTTTAGATACTTCAGATTTTACTGTATTTGGTGAACCAGACGCGATGTTTGAAATAAAATTTCCTAGTAAGGATATTAAAATTAGGGTTAAAACTAATTAATGGAAAAATACACTATTAATAACACATTTAGTGGGGAAACTTTTTTTACTGAAGGTTATTTATCTAATACTTCACAACCTGTTAAGTTTATTAGAATACCCATAAATATGCGTTTTGATAACAATGGTATTGAGGATGTTGTTGGTAAAATTATACAAGATGAGGTTAATGCGACAATTAACCCTTTTGTTGATTTAGAAACCATAAAGTTTAATTCAGCTGTATACGGGACTTCTAATTTTTCAAATTTAAACATCCGATTTAATTTTGCTAGTGATTCATCTACATTTGGTAATGATTTTTATAAAGCAGGTTTTACTTCTGATGATATAAACAATAAAAGAAACAGATTAACAAGAAGTTTTTTTAAATTGGATTTTTATGATAATACAGGTGATACTGCTAATTTTTTATTTTCAGAGTATTTGAGTGTCAATCTTAATTCAATACCAACATTTGACTTTAAAAGACTTTTTTGGATAAAAGAAGATCAAAAATTTTCTGAAGGAATTTCTAGAGAAGTTTATTTTGATGTTACTTTTTATAGTGCTAAAGATGGTTCTATTAGAAAATTCTTAAATAAATCACCAGGAGCAGTTTCTTTAACACAATACAAAAGTAATCCTTCATGGAGATTTGCTAAATTAAAAATTTTAAACCCTTTCACCACAGTAAATAACACTAACTCAAATTATAATAGAGTGTTTTATGTAGAACCTATTAATGGTAATACCGATAATTTAATAACATTTTCAGAATTAATAGCAGTGTAATGGAATTCTATAAAAGAAGATTAACACCAAAAGACTTTCAACAAGCAATTGATGTAGGTCAATCTGAATTTCCTTATCTATTAGATCAGGAACAATCTATTAGAATTTTTTTGACACAAACTATTGAGGATATTGGTTATTATGAGAGTTACGAAAAAAAAAGTTCAGATTCATTTATTGATCTTGGAAATTTTTTAAATTTTAGTGGTTAAAATATATTAGTAATGGGAGTATCAGGTTTAACACAAAATAAGTTATTTAAAGTAAAATCATTAGACCCTAATGAACCTTATAAGGTTGGTCTAAATGGCGTTACTGATGTGTATAATGATGAAAATCAAAATACGATAGTTGAATATGAAATAGACGATATTTCATATAAAACTTATTTACCACCTTATGAACAATTAACAAATATAGATGATTTTAATAAACTATCATATAAAACTTCTTTAGGTAAAAAAGAAATAATACCTGTTAATTCAGTACCAGACAACAATTCATATATAGGTGACTTTGAAACTAAATTAGTTACAGGTAGTAAATTTTATACAAAAAATATACTTAAAACTAATAACGAAGTAGTTTTAAACAAATATACTAAACCAATATATAAAATACCAGTACAGTATAAAGAAAGTGAGTACGAAGATTCTACAATGGGGGATACAATATTTCAAACAAAAGAATTTAGTTACAAACATTTTGTTACTCAAGGTATTTATAAAAATGAGACCTATATGGGATTCATAAACAAACCTGAAGTTAGTTCTGATTTGTTTATAGAAAGAGATAGATACGCTATCTATGAAAGACAACAAAGACTTTCTGAGATAGACAATTTAGCTGAATTATTTACATATAGAAATGGATATTATACAGAAATAAATGTGATTTAAAATGGCAACAGGAAATTATGGTATTATAAGACCAGCAGATGTTTCAACAGAAGACATTCAGATATTTTATAATTTTACACCTAGTAGAAATATAAAACCATCACCATTAATAGAGTTAGATGCAATTTCATTATTACAACCGGTGACATCACCTATTGATGTTAATGGGGCTACGACTATTATAGGTGGTTTATATGATTTAATTTTACCGGCAAACACTTTTTCACAAGTAGGATTTTACAATATTATAATAAGACCGAGAGAATATAGATTGACAATACAAGATTGTGGGGTTTTATCTTCTTCACCTGACATTAGAGGTATAGTTTTAGATGCGACAGACTTACCTTCTAATTTAACAGTAGATAGTAATTTAATAGGTTATAGAGTTGAGTATTTTACCACTAATGACACTAAAATAAACAATTTATTTAGAATAATAACTTCTAATGGTAGAGTAGAACCAGTTAATCAGAATTTAAATAATACATCACAAAAAGCTATAAGATATAGATATAGAGATAATGCTGATTTAATTTTTTGTACACTAACACCCACATCAAACCCACTAACCCTACCAAATAAAATACCTTTTATTGGTTCACCTGGTGATTTGATTACAATAACAAACACTTTCTTTAACCCTGTTTTTTTAGAAATAGAGATGACAGAATACGATTTACAAACATTATCATACGGTATATATGGAAACCAAACTAAATCAATACAAGATGGTATCTACACAATATACGATGATAATAATGAAATATACAAACAATATAATTTATACGAAATACAAGATGATACAGGAAACCCTCTTTATGAAGTTAGAGAAGAAAGAGCAAATATTGATCAAAGTAAAGATTTTAACAATATAACTGGAATATAATTAAAAATTAATAATGGCTAAAAAAGTAATACCTGGTGCATTAACAGACGCCTACAAAAAAGGTGAAGGTGATTTTGCCCCTGATTTAGTTGGGTTTCAGTTTACTAAAAGTGCCTCAATTTTTACTTTAGGTAATTTTTCATTAACTACTAATAATGATCCCTTTACTGGTGAAATTTTTAACTCTGGTATACTATCAGATTTTATAACTTTAGATACTTTAAATTTAACACCTTTACAATCAGAAACACTTGAACAAAATAGTAATACACTAAATGTAAGATTAAGAAATAATAAAAAGAGTTTTTTAAGTTATGTTTATTTTGGTGAGGCTAAGAAATTTTTAGAAACAGAAATAACAGATATAATTGAAAAATGGAAAGGTAGTTTATTTATAGAGCAATCTAATTTAACTAATACTGTTTTTAATTATTCTTATGATAGTTTTACAAATGAATCTTATTTTTCATTTCCTATAAACGTTGCTCAAAACACATTTAATTTAATAACAGAAGAAAATGCTTTTACTTTAAATGAGACTGAAATAAATTATTTAAGACAAAATTTTTTAAGTTACCAAATTCAAAATGATTACGGATATTTTGATGTTATCGGGTATACAGGTAATTCTTCTGTAGATAGTTACATAAAAGTTAAAGTTGTCGGTCAAGTTTGGCCAACACTTTCAGCTTCAACAAATGGTTCATTTACCTACCATTTTAGGCCTTCTGATTTTACTTTATCTAAATATTTCTTTAGTACATTATCCGACTTTCAATTAAATTTACTTAATAGATATACTGTACCTAAATACACTATAACAATACAAATACCAACGGTAACTGACGCTGGTTATACTTTTTTATCCACTAACAGTTATACTTGGCCAACAACGGATGGATACAATATAGACGTTAATACCCGTGATTATGGTGAGTACTTAGAACTTTTATTTAATTTAACTAATACGTTAGATTTTGACACAACTAACATCATGACTAGAAGATTGGTAGCAACTTCTATTTTAGAATTTGATAGTCCTGGTGATGGCACCGACCAAACTGGTCGTAAGATGGATAAACTTCTTAAAATATGGGGTAGAGAATATGATGAAGTTAAAAGATATATAGACGGAATTTCATTTGCTAATGTTGTTACTTATGATGGTCAAGATAATACACCTGATGAATTAATTAAAATAATGGCATCAACTTTAGGGTTTGATACTATACAAAGTTTTTCTAACAATGATTTAGTAAATTATTTAGCCTCCACATCTAACGTTGTATTTTCTGGTCAATCTGATGGGTATACAATGGCTCAGTTAGATACTGAATTATGGAGAAGATTGATTATAAATGCTTGGTGGTTATGGAAATCTAAGGGTGCTAGAAAAGTAATTGAATTTTTCTTAAATCTTTTCCGTATTGACGAATGTTTGATTGACCTAAATGAATTTGTTTATTTAGCTGAACAAAAATTAGATTATGAGGAAGTTGTTGATTTATTAAACATTTATTACGGTGGGGAAGTGGATGGTGATATTTTATTCGCCAATGATGCTCAAGATGGATTTATTAGTATAGACAATTTCCCTATAGATACTGAAGGTTACCCAAGAATAATACCCGATAGACCAGACTATTATTTTCAATTAGACGGTTTTTGGTATGACGGTGGTGTACCAGCTAATACTAAAGCAGATATTAATGGTAACAACCCACATTTTGGTCCTTACGATTATGGTCAAAAATATTTTAATAAGTTTAGATGTTTTATAGATGGTTTTGTTTTTTCGTCAGAAACAGTCAACCTTAATACATTAACATTTAATTATTTTAATGATTATACTTTTGGTACAATAGAAAACACACCAATAATCGAAACGTCTATAGACTCAACTGGATTTACAACAACAAATACTTTTGATTTAGTACCAGAATATTTTGAAGATTCACCCTTTGTTGATCAATTAAACGATGGTAGAGTTTCTTCTGGTGTAACTGTTACATCGGCAGGTTCATGGTCTTATGATAGTAATACAGGATCTAACTCAATAAAAATAAGTTTTTCAACAGGACAAATATGCGATATATGTCCAGATTCTGTTATAACACAAAATAACACAGGTTTAGTCGTATCTGTAGAAAACAACGAAACCATTGTTTTAAAATCTGAACAATGTTGTAAAATATATGGTTATTTACCCTATCCTGATGTAGAAACAGGTAATGGTACTACGTGTTATTGGTGCCCACCTTTATCACAGTTTGCTTCTGACCCCGAAACAACTGAATTGTTTTATTTTTCACCTGAAGGTGTTAAAACGAAACCAAGTAAAAAATGTTGTATTTTAAGAGGTGGTTTTTGGGATGAGGGTAAAAAGAATTGCGTAAATAAACCAATAATAACACTTCAAGGAGACTCCCTTCAAGTTTTAATTTAAGAGTCTTTTAAAAATAGAATAAATTGATATGTCTGAATATCTAAACTGTGAAATAACGGATAATGACCCATCAGAAATAATATTTGGGTGTATTGATCCGTTAGCTAATAATTACAATCCAGAGGCTACTGTAGATGATGGTTCTTGTGTTTATCCGAGCACTAATTTCTCTGGATGTACAGACCCATATGCATCAAATTATTCTTCTAGTGCATCAATAGATGATGGTTCTTGTGTTTACTTAGATTGTCCTACTGGAACAACAGTTACAGGTTATTACGACAGTGTAACTGGTGAATTTATTAATAGTCCTAGTGGGGTTTATCACATACAATTAGAATCAGGTGAAGTTGTTTCATTACCGTTTAGGTGTTGTAATGAGGTTGTTGTTGGACAACCTGTTTATTGGAATCCTGAAACAAAATCTTGTATAAACCCTGTTTATGTGGAATGTCCTAATCCGACAATATTAACACCATATTCAAATGGAGTGGATGAACCTGTATATATTTTAACAAACAACTTCGGTCAGCCAGTGACGGAAGAATGTTGTAGTTACTTAGAAGATTCTTATTGGGATTCTGAATTTATTTTTAACCCAGGGAATTCTAATCCAGTACAACGAGGTGTTTGTGTTTCTACTCAAATAGTATTAGAATGTGATCTTGAATCTTCTGATTTAGTTTTTAATGCTGATGGGACTGTAAATGTTGCTAATTTTAATGGGGAAATAATAATACCAAATATAGATACAACACAAACAAATAATATTTGTGTTAATATTAATTCATGGACTACTTTTAATCCTTGGTCACAAGGTGATGGTATAATTGGTTACCCAGAAGGTCTTTTATTAGTTTTAAATATTAATGACCCTAATGCTATAAATTTACAAGTTGGTCAACAAATAGCCTTATCGGGTATGGATATTGGTGGTGTAGGTAATACTTGTAAAGGTGATACGGATTTAACAACATTAAATTTAATAACTAAAATTGTAAAAATATTACATGTAACTGGTTCTAATAATTATACTATTTGGACTTCAGTATATTTTAATACAAAAAGAGATGAATATTTAAATTTTTTATGTGATAACAATATTAGTGTTGTTGGTTCTGGTAAAGCTTGTGTCGTATACAATCAACCACTTGAAACTATAACTGAAACTGATTTTTGTGTTGCGTTTGAACAACAAACAACACAAAATAATTATAATCCGGCTCCAGCATTTTTACCTTACAATCAGTTTTTAGGTACACATCTAGGTTATGAAACAAGTTTAGAATATTGTGTAAATTTATCCTACCCCCCAAGTAATTTTGATAATTTATTAAGAATTACCACAACAGACCCGAATGTAGAATATTTAGCTAATTGTAAAAGTTATGAATTTAATCCAGCTTTTTATAGTCAAAATCAATTCCCACCAACCCTGTTTAGTT